ACTGGCATGTGAGTTCACCCTTTCGGCGTTCAGGTTTGCGTTCGTTAAACTGCTGAGGTCTCGCCCCTTACGCGGCGAAATCCCGGCGTGCCATTCGTGTTTGGCCTCGCAACGACTCCAAGGAACCAGTCATAAGAAACGATGGCGCGAGTCTGGAGCATCGGATTCGACAGGTCAATGTCGTTGTCGCCAAACGTCTTCACATTCACGCGGAACGACGGGCTGCGCGGAACCTTCTGCCCCAAGAGCTCAGAAGCTAGCATTGCCTCGCGTCCGATGAAGTACGACGCATAGCCAGTCTTGCCGTTTGAGGGGTAGTTGGCGTAGGTCGGGACGGTCTGGGTGCGGATGATGCGGCAGCCGGACCACTCAAGAATCTGGTAACCGCGAGCGATTCCACCGCGAAGAGTCGCAGCGCCCGAATCAGAGCGTTTCAGAGTGTCCACGGCACTGCCGGCAGAGTTGTCAGAAAACATGTCGTAGGACGTGAATGGGTGCATCAGGGAGGTGTACATGCCACCTTCCCGGACTGGCACCGCATTGCCCACAAGCTGCGCTTCGCATTTGCGGATCGTGTTCGAGAGGAAGAATTCGTTGTCCTGCAGGTCAACACGGGCCGAAGATTGCGCCGTCGCAGCCGCTTCGAAAGCGTTGATCGCGACCAGATTTGAGGTCAGCGCACCGCGATACGAGAGGTTTCTTGCGGCGTCGAGCGTGATGTCGGCCAAAAACATCTGCTGGGCAACGTTTGAGATGCCGATCCAGTCGCCATACTCATCCGCGAATGAATCGCTGAATACCTGCGTCAGCGACAGGGATGGTCCGGGGACGCCTTCAGACAGAGTGGACGTTGCCGCCACATACGGCTGTTGCCCATAGAATTGCAGGGTGCGGCCAGAACGACGAGGCAAGGGGCGGAAGTCGCAGCCTTCCTCAAGGAATGGCGTATTGAACTGCCACTCAGCTATGGCCGTACGGTCATAAGCGATCTGCGGGAAGGCTGCTAATGTCCCAGACTGCACTCCAGGCGGAAGAAAACTCATATCGTGTACCGTCCTTGGCCCTGACCTTCAGGCTCTAGTGATTGTTTATAACCTAAACGCAACAATTTGCAACTAAAATCATGCCCGACGTGCGGCGTAAGTGTCCCTCAGCGCCTCGTCCGGATTCTTTCCTTCTGCCTGAATGCCCTGCTTCCACATGTCCATAATTTGCTGCGGAGTGGCATCCGGTGGAATTTCAGGTGTCTTTTGCGGTCCGGTCGCGGCAGTTCTGCGGGTTCCGGACTCCTGCGAGCTGCCAAACATGGTCGAGCCCGTAGCCGCCTTCTTCGGCGGCGTGGTGGTGGTCTGCGTGGTCGCGGCGACAGCCGCCTTCACGGGTTCAGTCTTAGTTTCTGTCGTGGTCGTAGTCGTGGTCGTTTCTTCCACTCGTGCATCCAGCAAGCCTTCCGCCTTCAGCGCGTCATATGCTTTTTGGAAGTTATCCTTGCTCGGATTGTCTGCAAGTCCTAGTTCTACAAGCTTATAACCCATAAGCTTGCCGTTTCGTGTTCCTCCGGGCCAGTCTGAGGACTTCAGGAACTCATCCCGGGCAGTATCGAATCTGCGCTGGAAGTCGTTCGAGCGGTCCTGTTCCATGACTTTCTTCAGCTCTTCGGGCTTGATGCCGCGCTTTTCGAGGATCTTGTCTACCACTCCGCCCTTTTCAATGAACTCTTCCAGTGCAGAGGGATCACCCTGCGACATGCGGATCGAGAGCGCCGCGAGTTCATCGGCAGTGAATGCAGGCTTCGGCGGCTCAACTTTTGGAGGTTCCGGCTTCGGCTTGCCCATCTCATAGGCTTGTGTGGCCGTCTTCACCATCGACAGCAAGTGTTCGGGCGAGTCCGCCTCGAATTCCACTTCCTTGCCGCCAATCAGAAAGGTTTCTTTGACCACGACCGGGGCAGGCGGATCAACCTTCTTCTCCGGCTCGGCTGCCTTAGTCGAGACGAATTGGCCTTTCTCATCGCGCGGCTGGTTGTGCAGAATGTCGCGGATTTCGTCCGATGACGTGGATTCGTTGAGTGCTTTCAGGACTTCGGCGGACATCTCTTCTTTTGCCATTAGTGGCTCCCTGCGACTCGCATATCGCTGTCAAATGCTGTCATGGCCGCAGCCCGTAACTGGTCGGACTGTTCAATCTTTTCCCGCTCACTGAGCGCCCCGCGTGCTTCGTTGACTCCCGCACTGATCGCCTCGAACATGCGTGCGAAGAGCTGCTGATGGTGTTCTTTTGCAGCTTGGGCCCGAGCTTTCAGCACGGCGATCTGATCCTTGTCCCAACCGGGGTAATCTATCAGATTCGCGCTCGCTTCCTCGACCAAAGCAGTCGAGATTCGGAACAAGTCGTTGTATCCGGGATTCTCCCGCAAGGCCATGAGGCGATTTGCCTTCTCAATGACCTCCGTAGTTCTGGGAACGAATGGATTCGGATCGCTCATACAATCCCCGCCGTGCCAGAATCAGCATTCTGCAAGGTCATGCGTAACTTTCGCTCTTCCGCATCCTGCTCGACTGATTGCTTGGCCGTATCTGTGACGTGTTTTCCAACCTGCAGGAGCATTCTATTCTCGGCCTGATTGTTGTCTACGTCTTTTTTCACAGCACCTTGGGCCTGAATCTCCTGAATCTTCTGGGCAGGCTGCTGCTGTGTCGCCTGATAGCGTTTCTTGTCGTCATCCGACATCGGCACGATGATATTCTCGCGGTAGGGATAGCCCTTCGTCTCAAGAATGACTTTTACGAACTCCGCCATGTCGATCTTCATGGCCTGAACCGCCAGCATCTCCGTCGTTCCCGGAGCCTGAATGATCGAGGAAATGAAGCCCATCGCCTGATCGATCGCCTGCCGTGCCGCAAGTCTCGCTCCGGCTGAGATCGTCACCTTGTAATCGCCATTGATGACGTTCATTGGAGATGTTTTTAGCGCGTCCCCGAGCTCCTGAGAAAGCATCTGCCGCAACTGCGAAGGCTTCAGCTTGCCATTCATCTCAACGCAGTATTCAATCCACGGCACGAAGATGCCTTCACAAATCTGGTCGATCAAGTCCTGATTCTTCATGGCCTCACCGCTTGCCATGAGGTTCGCCCCTGCCGGAGTCCGCATCGTTCCAGCTTGTCCGGTCTGGGCCCCTTGCACGCTTACCCCTGCCCCGGAAGTTAGGACCGCCCACTGACGGACCTGCTCGATAATCCCCAGAGGTTCCTGAGAAGAGATCGAGTTGCGCGTCATCATTTCGACTTTTTGCTGCCCGTCAGATTTGAAGACCTTTCCAGGGAAAATCCATTGCGCCTGGGCAGTGTTGTTAAGTCCCGCGGGAGCGGTGTACGTGCCCATGAGGTTAAGGTTAACGTCATCGAAGAATGCGTTGACGACTCCCTGTGCAATCCGCTGGTAATCGGTAAGCCAGAAACCCAGACCGTAGCCGAAAAAAGAGTCAGGGGCCTCTCGAAAGTTGAACGATCGGAAGCGGATTTCATTGTCCTGAGTCTGGTTGCGAATACAGAGCTGACCTTCCAATACCCAGACGACTCGCGTGTCCGTGACATATTCGAAGACCTCCCACTTCTTAGCCAGCGGATCAACGTTCGCACCGTCAGAGCCCCATTCGGGATAGGCCTTCTGCGGCGTCGTAGTCTGCTGGAAGATCGGGTTCGCCGTAATCGCTCCCTGAGTATCCAAGGGATTTGTACCCGTGGAGTCAGGCTTTTGCGGGGTCGTGAGCTTGACTAACTCTTCGCGGGTAGGGATGTTGTAGCCTTCTGTTTCGCGTAGGTCGTCGAGGTCGTAAGAAGTGAGATAGAGCAGACGCCCTCTCCAAGATGCCGTCTGTATCTCACCTCTCCGACAGTCGGGGGCGACTCTGACCCTCCGAATAGGGACATGCTCGAAAATTGGCTGGTTAATCTCTACTTCGTGGCTTACGTATTCCTCGATGTCGTCTTCATCCCCGGTCGGAACATCGACCGCTCCGCCATTCACCGGAACGGCTTGTGAGGTCGTCTTCTGCCGCTTCTTTTTGACCGGATACTTCTTCTGCTGCCAGCCGAACATGGCTACTCCGGTGCCATACAGCAGCCCGTCGTAGCTCACATGGCGCATTTCCTGCTTGATCGACCCGCCTTTGTATCCGCAGTGCTTCATTTGGGCCGTTATCAGAGCTTCCTGTGCGGCTGCGGCGTCTACCGTCGTTCCCGCCGCTGGATCAATCTGAAAAGGTCGGTATCCGGTGAATAAAGTCTGCTGAACCGTCGCCAGAATCGAGTAAAAGTGCTCTGCTAGGATCGGAATGCCGAGATGCGAGCGGAACTGGTCGGAACCTTTCCACTTGATTGCCTCAACATAGGCCCGGAGCATCAATTCTGCGATGTTCCATGACCCGATCAGCCCTCTGGATGCCTCAAATGCCTCAGAAAGCGCCCTGTTTTGGGTCGCCTCGCGTAACATGGCATCGTCGGAGCGTTCCTGATCGGTAAAACCGACATCTTTGGCTTGTAACGGCAGGGCTTCTTGGCCGGGAGGCACCGCACCCGGAAGGTCTAGCAGTCGAATCTGGCCGTCATCCTCGAAATTCGCCATTAGTAGCTGCCCGGAATGCGTGAATCATACAACGAACTCTCTTCATTTGAAGGATTTAGTTTGCGGAGCCAGTTTGTAGATGTTTCCATCGCCTTTGGAAGAGAATCGAGATGGTAACCAGTCGGGGCGGCGCAGACTAACCCTAAACAGTCCTGAAAGTCGCAATGTCTTCCTAACTTCGGCCACTTTTTCAGCCCGTCGCACAAAGTCTCATACTCTGGCATGCCTGCATTCAGCCACAATCGGCGTTCTGTAAGCGGAGTCTTTATCGCACCAATCCGCACGATCTTGGCCTTGGGCATGTAAGACATCGGCATCCATTCGACCGGGAACTGCTGCACATTCTTGTCCCTAGCAAATGCCCGGATTACCGTGTCATATGCCTCCCAACCCAAGAACCTTTCAATCCAGATCATCACTGGGCGGTACTTCATAATGCCTAGAAACAGGTTCTCGCAGAGTTGCGTGGCATCCCACTTCCCCGAGAGGCAGTCAATCACGAAGAGCTGCCCTTGCCACTGCCGCACGACATAGAAAACGCTCTTATCCCGATCATCCGCCCCGACATAGCTTAGATCCCCGACGAAGAAGGCTGGCGCCTGCAATGCGGTCGGGAACTGCGAAGAGTGAAAGAGCGTCTGTTTTGCTATCAACTCTGGCGTGAAAGTCTGCTCTCCTGCCGCGATCGGATTGTTTTCGTACTGGTTGGCAAAGAATTCCGAGCCCATCTCTGACTTCTGGAGTTCAAGAAACTCAATCGTGTGTCCGATGCTGCGCCCGTCTTTGCACTTCGCTTTGGGAAAGAGAACGTCTTTGACTCCCGTATCTTCCCAGCCCTTGCATTTGCATTTCATGCAGGTTGGTTCTGAGGCGTTGAGGTCAAAGTTATGGTCTACGTCTCTGCGGGAGCACCATTCCTCGCAATTCCGACAGTATCTCACCCAGCAGGGCAGGACAGAGAACGACCAGCGTTTTCTGCCTGATTCCTTCATTTCCTTTTCCGCCTGCTCCTGAATCTCCTGATAGAGATCCCCGAAGGAATAGCGCGTTCCGGTGACGTACATGTAGCCTTCAGGTTCGAGCAGTGGGCAGATGTCCTTGTAATCCTGAATGCACTTCTCCAAGAGTTTCGGGCTGCGGTAGTTGGTTTCGTTCACCAGATCATCAACATAGATCACGTCATAGTGCGATCCGGCTTTGACGCTTCGTGCGGTGCTGATCTTGAAGGTTGGCTGGGCTAAAGCGGACATCGACTGCCTGCGGGCCGGGACGGTGAACCTGTGGGCATTGCCTAAGCGTCGTCCGCAGAACTCGGGGAAGAGTTGCAGGAACTTCTCAGTTGGCTGCTCAAACACCATCTTGACGCGGGCTAAATGGTCCTTTGCCAGCGAATCCCCGCCCGTCATGTGGCAGATTCGAACGTTGGGGTAACACAGGATGGTCTGCACCTGATCCACCATCGTGGCGGAAGTCTTCAAAGTTCCCCGAGGCCACAGGATCATGCGCTTCTTGATTCCCGTCGCCAGATCGTTCAGCGACGTGCCGTACTGGGCATCTTTTGAGATGAACAGATCAAACAGTCCGCGATGAGGGATTTCCTGAAAGTCCATGCCCAGAACTTCACAGCCCAGGTACATATGGTCCGTCATGGCAAGGATGCGTTCGTCTTTCAGGTTCATTTTATGAATGATGATCCTTTTAGGACCGTTGCTCCCTGCATTTGCGTATCCGCCGAAACATTCTGAGTGAAGGTAGCCGTCACGGTAGCCGTACCAGAAACTGCACAAGTGGAGGCCGATCCCGAACATGCCCCCCCACCCCAAGAAGTAAATGTGTAGCCTCCGGCGGGCGTCTCGGTCAGCGTGACGGTGCCCGTCGCCGTCGAGTCCGTACAAGTCCCGGTGGTCCCCGTGGTGCAATTAATGACCGAATCAGAGCTGGTAATCGTGCCATGTCCGGTGATGGAGGAGATGGTGATGGTGTAGGTTGAGCCGGATGTGTACTGATAAGCTCCGATGTCCCAAGACCCGCTTGAAGGTCGGGCGTTGCAGGTTCCCGTTCCGCTAGGGCCAACAGTTACAGGTTTGTCGCAATTCAGCGCCGAGATTCCCAAACTGGTGAGGTTGATGCCCGCCTGAATTCCCGGCGATCCGGTCTGGGGCTCACCTGTGGTAGCGGAGTACTTGAGATTCGCCAGTGTATTGTAGACCGCATGTGAATCGCTGCTGGTGGCCGTTTGCCATGCGCTTAACGTGCTGTAGCTGGAACCGTGATAGCCGAATCCGTTCGAGTCTCCTGCATCGGTGTTGATGTTTTCGTACAGATTGTAATCTAGCGTCCCGATGGTAGTTCCGGTTCCGATGGTGATTAAGCCTGCCGTGACTCCTGCGTTCCCGCCAAGAATGTGAACGTTGTTGTAATAGAGAATGTTCGTCCAGTTTGAAGCACCCGACTGCGAAGCGATACTGAAGCAGCTATAACTGGTCGATCCATACTCGCCTCCGATACAGGTATTGTTGGCAATCAGGCCGCCCGTGTTGCTGACGGACTGCCCGGAATCCATGCCTGCTTCAAAGCAGAAATCGGCCTGATTCGCAGCGAGAATGCAGAGGTTATTAAAGACTTCCGGAGCCGCTCCGCCCGTAAGATTTCCGAACTGCCCTTCCAGATAGATAAACGCGGTGTTGTTGGTGCCGGGATTGTAGAGGTAGTTGTTGTAAAGTTGTAGGCCGTCAATTTCCGTTCCTGCGGTGCTCGGGAACAAGTGGAAGCCATCTTCATGTACTCCGGTCCCGTCGAAGATTCCCAGATCGTGAACGATGTTGTCGTGGTAGATCATGCTGCTCACAACCGTGCCTGGACCGCCTAGAATGCAGCGACCGCAATCGTAGACCTCGTTGTAGTCCACCAGAACCGTGTTCCCGTACCCGTCGATGGCGTGATTCATGTCGTGGACGGTGTTGTGATCGACGGTGATGTTTGAGTAAGGTCCACCCGGCCAGAAAATGATGCCTTCGATTCCGTCCGAGCTCGCGTTGGTGTCACCCGATCCTGGTTGAATCATATACCCCGGACCGATGCCGCCGCTCCCACCCGAACCGCTGCTGCCGAAGTTTCTGACTTCGATGTGCGAGCCTTCGAGGTAAATCATGCGGGTATTCTGATTCTGCTGGGTGCAAGTTTGCCCTCCGGCCAGAGATGTGCCCAAGCATCCCGCATAACTTGCTGTGCCGTTGAGAGTGTTGGAAATCGAACAGCCCCCCCCGCCGTCGATCAGGTAGTAAGAACCTTGGATTGCGATTGCCCCGGAAGAAGCATGGTAAGGCGCGTACATGCCGCATCCAGCGCTGGAGACAAATTGAATTGTGATGAGGTTTCCGCTCGACCCCGAAAGATTCGACTGTATCCAGGTCTGCCCGTTAGTGGAACTGATCCACTGCCCGCAGATTTCGATCGTATTTCCTGCTGCGAACGTAGCCGACTGATTATTGTTCACCCCATGCGTGGCATCGTTGTAGGCGTAGGCATTGGCGCAGGACGTGCCATTGTTCGAGCCCGCTGAGGATTGAGCGACATAGATCGTCGCTCCGAGAGCCTGAGCACACAGCAGCGGAATGAGATAGAGCCATTTCATGGTTTGATAGCTATGATTCCGGTCATAGCCGTATCAGCACCACCACTAGAGTAAGTAAACGTACCCGCGATAATTCCCGCGCTCGCCTGCACCTGATCTTCAATGGCTTGGTTGTTTGTTCCGCCATTTCGAATCGTATACCCGGTTCCAGCGCTGATAGTCGCCACGTTGCCGTTACAGTCCACGTTCCAAACAAACAGATAATCGCCGGAAACGGCAGTGGTTATGTTTCCGGTCGTCACCGCATTGGTCCCTGTGCCCGGACTAGACTGCGTGTTAGCAACATGTTGGTCAATGATGCTAGATGTAGCCGCATTCTCGATATCTGCACACCCGATTTTCACGGAACTTGCCACAGTTCCAGAAAAATTCCCAGTTATCGTCAAAGTTCCTGCCGAAGTTACCTGCGCCAAAGCCTGAGCCGTATGGAAATTACCGCTAGTTTGATTATCGCCAGTTAGAACTGTATACGAATTGCTCTTGCTGTCAGTTACAGATGTCAGTGTGATAGATGGATCGATCCAGAAAACATAGCAGGCAATCACGTCGTTTATTGGCGAATTAGACGACAAGGAGACGGGGATGCTGGATGCCCCGCTATTTCCGTTTTCCCCCCATTGTCGTCCGCTGGGAGGAGTACTCGCTACAGTTCCAGGTAAAACCGTCGTATTCGGCAGAGTCGTCGTTTTGGGAAGAATCGTTACTCCCTGCCCCCAAGCCAGAGAGCACAGCAGCGGAATCAGGATGAGGCAACGTCTCATTGAAGCCTCGTCACAGAGGCATCGAGTTGATAGGTACCCGTTCCAGTCGTGCAGGCCGTATAGCCCGTCGCATACTGGATCACGGCTCCATTAGTGGAGATATTGAAATCTCCGCTGGCATAGGCCGTAGCATTGTTCGTGGTGAAGGTAAACGATCCACTGGTCGCAGTGTTGCTGACTGAGTTGAACATCGGCATCGCAATGGCCGAATGAGCGACAGCGTTCGTGTCGGTCCAAGTCAAAAGGAACGTGACGCTGCCCGCCGTGACCACCGTACAGGCCGTCCCGCCCTGCGTGAAATTCCAATGTACGTGATATTGCCCTGCGACGTTACAAGCTCCCGCAGAGGCCGCGCAGAGAGTTGCCGTCGAGATCGCAGCCGTTTGGGCAGTCGCATGAATCGCCCCTGGCTGCCTGCGAACCATCATCCCGAAACTTGACGATCCGTTTGTCGCAGCTAGGTATTCATGCGCTGTCGCATCAGGATAGAGCGGGGCTGCACCTGAGACGTTCGTTGGCGCCGTTCCCTCTGCTGGGCAGATTCCGCCTGCCGTGCCGAAGGTCGTGCAAGTGGCGGTCCCGAGAGCTAACGGCTCCGAGCTGGCAATCGTTGTGCCATTGTCCGTAATGCTGGAGTTTGTTGGAGCCCCACCCGCTCCACCACCCTTGACTAAGATGTTGGTATTCAGGATCGCAGACGATGATTCTTGCGTCGTGGAATTGAAATATGGGATGCCGCCAGAGGTTACCGCGCCGGAAACTGTAATTGGAAATGCGCTGCTAGCGCTGATCGTATTCCATGCACACGTCGCCACCCCCGACCCCGAGCAGCCGAGATACTGAGTAGACCCTCCTGGCCCCGTTGCCGGGAGTTGTGCTACCCATGCCGTGAAGGACGCGGATGGAGGTCCCATCCAGCCCGCAGAATTTGCGACGACTGAATAGTTAGCTGTGTTCCCGACCCCAGCCCAGTACCCTGAGTTGGTCGCGGAAGAAGTCGTAACGATAGTAAATGTTCCGGCTGCTGGAGCGGTTACGCCAATGGCAGGAGGCGAGGCAAAGTAATTCGTGAATCCAGTCCCGGAGACGGTAGAAGAGGCTGATAGGGTAGTCGCGGCCACTGCACCCTGAAAGGCAATCGCGGCTAGGGTTCCGGAACCGTTGTCTGTAACGCTGGTATCGCAAGCCACGGTTGTGCCTGCACCTGAGTAGTATGCATTTCCGGGGCCGCCGCAGGTTCCGACCGTGCCAGAGCCTCCGCCCCCGGTTCCGCCGGCACTCTGCGTTTGAGTTGTGGTTGAGGTTTGCGCGAGGGCGAAAATAGGCAGAAATGTAAGCAGTAAGGCCAGTCGTTTCATAACCATCCCCGGCCTGTGTGTCCAGGCTCTAGTACATCAATGAAACCTGCAGCTTGGCTCCGGTCGTGTCCGTCGTCGCCATCAATCTCTCCGCGGGAATCGTTCCGCTGGCAATCGTGATCGCAATCTGTCCCGCTAGCTTCAAGTTGGAGATGTACCGAGTCGAGGACACGTTCAAATCTCCGACATAGATGTTGGCCGTAGACGCTGCGGAATCAACTTCCAAACGTACTGAGCGATACCCGCCTTGTCGTGGAGCAATCGCGGTATTCCCCGCATCCGCCGTCGAGCCCACATTGGCATGCGTGAAGTTGAAAGAGAAGGAATTCGCCGCGGGATTATTCGAGATGACCGTGACCGCCGTGCCATTGAAATAGGTCGCGGTCGTGAATCCCCAAAGGGTAACCTGATCGCCGCCCACATTTCCGGCCTGACCTGAGAATCCGTTGTACGGCGATCCGGGGTTATAGCCCAAGGTTGGCAGGGAGGCCATCACGATCGTGGCAACGTTGTTCGTGATCGAGAAACTGACCGCAGCCGTCACTGCTCCGGTAACCAGCGGAGTTGGCGTGCCAGAAGTCAATGCAACCGCAGTCAGTACCCGTGTTCCTGCCATAAGTTAGCCTTTCGGCTTCATCTTGCTCTTGAGCGGAGAAGCCTGCTTCTGCTTACCTGTGCCAGCCTTTTCGAAGCCCTTGAGGGCCTGCCCTAGCGTTGGTTTCATAAAATATATGGGTGCAGTTTCCGATGCCTGCTCGGTTGCGTCGGCTACTATAAACGACGCCCGATCCGCCCTTTAAGCCCTGCGGAAACTCAATTTTTACTTCGCCCGGGCGTCGGGGCTTGCCGTCCCACCAGTCGGCGTGCTGAATGCGATCTTGATGCTCGAAAGCACCGGAGATCCCTGCACCGGGGGCGTGCAAGTCACAGTTTCGGTATCGGTCAGATTCGTGCCGTTCGGTCCCAGCACGGTGGCCGTCAGATTCGCCACACCGCCCGAAACGTAGGTAATCAGATCAGACTGGCCGTCAGATGCTGGCGTCGAGGTTGCGATGGCGGCGTTGTCGATCGAATAGGTGACTGCGGGCGGGACGAACGTGCTCGGCATCGGTGCGCCATTCTGATCGAAATACAGAACGGTTGCCGTGGTGGTCTGTCCCTGATTGAGTGTCACTGGTCCTTGAGTTGCCATTGTGTTAGTCCTTCCAAATGCGATTTTGATAAACGAAAGTCTTGGGGCAGATCGCGCCACGAGCACATCTAAGTCCCTTGCAATGTGCTCTTCGGTCGCTAGTATGCGCCCATCTAGGCAGAGGTCGCAAGAACATTCACTGTGATGCCCCGGAAATCTTCGCCAACCGTGCCTGTCTCTCATTCCATGAACCTACATTCCCCACAGCGAAACTGCTGTACTTTTTTGCTCTTGGGCTGGAAATAGTCACAACACCCGAGCTTCGAACTCACGCCGCCATCGACTTCCACCTTCTCGCAGTCCGCATCCTTGAGCGCCCCGGCGAGTTCCATATATTCGGCATCTTCGGCAGACTCGCGCTGATCTTCCATGCTGCCTACGGCGTCGAGTCCTTTGGCGTCCATGCGGCTCAATCTATCATAAGGAACTTGCCGAACACTTCAATTTCTTTCATCGCCAAAAACGGCTCGCCATGCAATGAGATCGGGATGCCTGCATGCGGCCCGAACATGATTATGTCGCCCACTTTGAACTGTTCCACTTTTGGCCCCACGCTGACAACTTTTCCCACTTTCATATCTTCTTTTACGATATTTGGCAGTTCTACACCGTCAATGACGCGCTCTTGTTCCATTACTTCGATCATAAGGCGATCTTGCCCGGGCTCGAATTTCACCGTTCCTCCAGAACTTCGGCAACCATGACTTCGCTGGTCAGGATCATGCCTGCCACGCTGACCGCATTCTTCAGGGCTTCAATCACCACCTTGGCAGGGTCGATGATGCCAGCGACCTTCAAATCCTTGCAGGTATCCGTGGCGGCATCGAATCCCAAACCACCGCGAGTCACTGCTTCGGGAATCTCTTCACGTCCGGCGTTAAGTAGAATCTGCATCAGCGGTCGCTGGCAGGATGATCCTATAACGGCATTGACGTAGTGCCTCGGATCGCTTGGACAGTGGGAGTTAAGATCACCACCAACTCTCCACAGCGCCATCCCTCCGCCCTCGACTACTCCATCCTGCATTGCGCACTGCACCGCGTGCACCGCGTCGTCTACGCGGTCCTTTTTTTCCCGCATCTCAACCTCTGTCGCGGCGCCGACCCGGATCACTGCTACTCCCCCGGTAAGCCCTGCCAGCCGTGCTTGCAAATGAGCTTTTTCCACTCCTTGCGCCTGCTCAATCTGGTGGCGGATTTCTTCGACGCGCCCCACTACCGCTTCTCCCCCAGAAGCAGCGCAGACAAGGGCCTTCGTCTGGGAAATGGAT